TTTGTTCGCCTCCTTCTTTTTCTTCTTTCTGCCGGGATAGGCTCCTGGCGAGCCGGTTTTTCACTCCAGCCGGGTAATAACCCTGACCTGGAGATCCCCAAAAGAAACATTTTGATGCGGGCTGGTGAACCCGTCCTGCGCCCGCGTACTCTTCCCCTGCGCAATGGGGAAGCAGATGGCCTGCTCCCCCACCTGCAGACCGGAAAAGAGTTTCGTAGGGGCTGGGACGGCACCTAGGCCCTCCACGATAGCCTTTGTGTCGGGGTGGCCGATGTAGTGTGGCACCCCGACTAAGGATGGGATTTCACCGGGTGGCAGAGTTTCCACCCGGTATACACCGTCTACAGGAAGGACGGTGGTAGAAAGAACGGCTACATAGTTCATTTTTTTTCCTCCTTTCTCCCCGAGGTAGTCCAGTACCTCCCTAGGTACTGCGATTCCCTCGCGGTTGGGGCCTCCGGGTACCCAGTCGCGGAGGCTTGTCGGGTCCCCGTCCGCATCAAAGTAGCATGTACCGAACGACCCGTATTCTGTTTCTACTTCTACTTCGTAATAATCTGGAAAATTTTCCAGCTGCACGAGTCGTACAGCAATATCCTCTTTTTTTTCTCCGAATCCTTCGTAGAACCCTTCGCACTCCTGAAGGGCTCGTGCTACTTTGTTCCAAGTTGTATAGACTTCTCTCATTTTTTCTTCCTCCTTTCTTTCTCCCCCTTTCGGGGGGATGCCTGCGTTTTTCCCCGCGGGCAGGGATAATTTATAGTAGGGAGTAGAACCCCCCCTTATCTCCGCATGCACACCAGTCAGCGTCGAGGCCTATCCGGATTGTCTCCACGATTTCATCCCCTCGACAAACGAGGTAGGTCCTAGTATACATGATGTGCATGTGGTCATTACTTTGATAGCAACCGTAACAAAAAGCTGTGTATTTTTCAGTATAAATTGCTTCGTCGTATAGTTCGAAATTTTTTGTGTCATAAAATATATCGTCATCCTCCAATGCCGGAGGAGATACAGTAAAATCTTCCAGAAGGTCTCTGTAATCTCGGCGAGTAGATTCATTAAAATCTGCCAGGTAGTTTTCAAAAGCGAATTGAGCCATCTCCTCTATAATTGCCTGGATCGCACCGAAGGTTATAGCTTTATTCTCCGGTCCCTTCGGCTCTTTTTCGACCCAAACGGCTATACGGCTCAATTTTGGGTCTAAAAAGGTAATATCCTCTTCTGCTTGTAGTTCTATTACTTTAACATTTGAATTAAAAAGAATCCCATTAAGCCGTCCCTCTGACCCTAGGTCTTGCAATAATCTAGGGAGAGGGGGAGTATCTATGATGTAATTCCCTCCTTTCTTTGCAATATCTGTAACAAATGAGAACAAATTATCTGCAGACTTAATGCGGATAGTGCCCTGGGGATACTCTTGCTTTAGGGACGTAGGCTTTGCATAGTCCCCGTCTACAAAAGTATACCCTCGTAATTCTTGATACAAAGTGAGGGCAATACCCGTTTTGCCTATCCTGCTTTCATTACCCAGCACAATGATTATAGGCTGGGTAATAGAAAACAATTCGTTTGCATTGTAATCGATTTTAATCATTTTTCTCCTCCTTCCTCCCCTTTCGGGGAATGCCGGCGTTTCTCCCCACCGGCAGGGATATTTTGCTATTTCTTCTTTGCGAATTCCTCTACTGCAGCGATGCAGCAGAGGTCTACAAAATTTTCTTTGTCGAGTTTTTGTCTGACTTTTTCTACTATTTCTTCTGCAATTTTTTCTGCATTTTCCTTTTTCCGGGCCTCTAGGATGAGCATTTTCGCCTTCTCCACAAGAGCCCTCTTTCTCAAATCCTTCATTCCGAAGTCTTGCAAGAACTCTGGGGATGGCTGGACCGGTGCTAATCCCGGGATTTCTTCTGGGCTGAGCCACATCCTTAGGTTCCTATCCCATTTTGCTCCGGCTTCCTTGGCCAACTTGGCCTCGGGTGAGCCGTATTTTGTTTTGTATGCATACTTCATACTTATTCTCCTCCTTTTTGTTGACTTTGTTCACTTTAATTGTAACATGGGCAGTTGACTTTGTCAACAGTTTTTTAAAAAAATTTTTAGGAAAAATTTTTTGCAAATAAAAACCTCCACGGGTATGGAGGCTAAAAGTTGCCTAAAAAGAACAATCAAGCAAAACTCCATTCAATTTTTATATTGTCCCCGTTTATGATAATGCGGTTGATAAGACTGCGCAGTATGTTTCTTTTTTCCTCTATTTCGGCATGTTTCCAAATCAGTTTTACGTTACCCAGAACGGAATCGATCCACTCCAAATCGAAGTTTTTTTCTTCTTCCTGACCCTGACTATCAGGAAGCTGCTCCTGCAGGGTCTTTTTCTCCTCGTAGAGCCTATCGATTCGTCGGCTGATTTCCTCTATCGGTATGCTTTCGAGTTGATATAGGTCCATCAACCTCTCTATCTGTTTGTCTATCCCCCGAATCTTGCGCTCAATAACCTCTCGATTCTGACTTAAGTCCCCTGATGTTTTCTTCTGTTTCCGGCTTAAAATTCTTTTCAGCTCCTTTTTATCGAAAGCAAGCTTCAAAATTTCAGCTTCTACTTTTTTGTCTAACTCCGCAATGTTCCAGTGCTTATTTTTACAGTTCGGGTCCTTTACCATGTGCCGGGATGGTTTTGAACGGGAATAGCACGAATAGTATTTGTACTTCGATACACTTTTCACGAAATACCGTGCCCCACAGTTTCCGCAGAAAATCAGCCCTGCAAGCAGGGAATTGCTTTTATAGACGCGCCTAAAAGAGTTTTTCCTCTTTTCTCTTATAGCCTGTGCTCTCTCAAAAATTTCTTCCGATATGATAGGTTCATGAAGCCCGTCGAAAATCATTCCGTCGTATTTGATTTTGCCGATGTAAATCGGGTTCGTCAGCACACTAGCAACGGAAGCGGGATTATTCCAATTCCCGGCTTTGTGTTTGTACCCTTTTTTCTTCAGGGTACGACGTATTCTTTCGTCGCCATAGCCGGAAAACACATACAAATCAAAGATTTCCCGCACCTGCATAGCTTCGTATTCATTGACTATCAGCTTTCCGTCTATATAGTCATACCCGATAGGAGCGAATTTTCCTCCATGAAACAGTCCTTCCTTTGCTCTCTCCTTTCTACCCATCAGCGAACGTTCTTTTATCGTTTCGCGTTCCAGCTGTGCAAAGACAGAAAGTATACCTATCATGGCCCGGCCGAAGGGTGTAGCCGTGTCAAAACTCTCATTCATAGAAACAAAGTCAACCTCATTTTTGAGAAACACGTCCTCGATAAGGTAAAGTGTGTCCTTTTGCGAGCGAGACAGTCGGTCCAGCTTGTACACCAGAACGATATCCATTTTGCCAGTTTCCACATCCTCAATCAGCTTTTGGATGCCTGGTCTATCGAGGTTGGAGCCGGAGTAGCCCCCATCGACGTATATATCAACGATATTCCAATCCTTAGCTTTGCAGTAGTTGATGAGCCGTTCTTTTTGGGCTTGAATAGAGTATCCTTCTTCGGCCTGTTCCTGGGTGGAGACCCTGATGTAGATTCCAACTTTTTTCATAACGATAAATACCTCCCAAAAATACCAAACACATATTCGATACAAAAACAAAATCAAAAGCCTTCATAAGCGGCAGCGACTTCTCTAAAATAAGAATCTGCGGATACTTCGAATTCATATCTCTGCATGTCCAGGCCGATTACGTAAGGCATTCCTGGTATATCTTCTATGATGTGTTTTATTTCGTGGAAGAATACCTGTCTTTGAGTTTCAGGGCTAAGTGACTCGTTAATGATGATATGATAATTCCCTTTTTTAACCCCTCATTTCGTAAATAACGAACTCAATTTAATTATAATACTAAACTAAAATATAAGCAATTCGATTTTTACGTAAAAGAGAGAAAAAAATAGCAATCAATACGATATATACGTAAAATCGGCTTTAAATGATTAATTTGCTTAAATATGAAGTTTGAATTCGTTACGGTTATAACGTAAAATATAATTAAAAGATGGAGGTGATAGAGTTGAACATCGGAGCAAAAATTAAAGAATTAAGATTACAACGTAATATGAAACAAATTGAATTGGCTAGCAAAGCCGATATTTCTAACACTTATTTGTCGGATATTGAAAAAGGAAGAACAATACCATCTTTAAAGGTTTTGATGAGAATAAGTAATGCTCTTCAAGTAGATGTAAATATTTTTTTAACTTCTAATTACGTAAAAATCGAACAAGACACTGCTTAGTCTAAAAATAAGAGGGGGTGAGGGATGGAGGTGAGCTCATGAACCTAAAACTTCAGGATGAACTCAAACGCGTAGCCTGCGAGAAATATCACTTTGGCCTATGCAGCATGCAGGGCTACAGGCTCTGCCGCATGGCTGAGTGCGAGAAATACGTGCTTCTGCCCGAGGCCAAGTGGCGGGCATGGCACGAGAAGCGAGTGGAGAGATTCAGGGAAGGGGGGTGGATTTTGTGAAGCTTTCGACAGAAGAACTGATTTTCTTGCGGAGGATAGTCAGAAGAGCACGGAAGGAAGAAATGGAAGACATAGAACTTTTCACTGGTCCCGAAACCGCATTTGAAGAAACAGTGCTCGAAATAGCGAAAGAACAGCTACAAATATGCGATTCCGTCCTTGAAAAGATTGAAAAGGAGCTGACACAAGAATGAAAAAATATGCCCGGAACGGGCAGAAGAGAGGGATTGAGAGTTTCGCGGGGAAGGTGAGAGATTTTCGGAAGTATCTTTCTGAAAGGAGGGGGTTTGTGGAGTGGAATTTTGATACCCTTTACCGATTCCATTATATACCCGTGAAAGGAGGGAAACAATGTATCGTGATGCACGAAAAAGAGCAGGATTGACCCGAGAAGAGGCAGCTTTTCGGCTACATGTTGCACCAAAATATAGGAAAATTAATCAAAAAACACAATGAAAAATGCAAAAACAAAGGATACGTGGACACAAAAAAAGACGCCCTTTCAGGCGCAAAACAAACTCGCTACCCTCATTGTATCACACGCAATGAGGGAAATCAAGGGAGAGTGAGAAACGTGAAGGGGATGACCAAAAACGAAATCTACAGCTGGTTCGAAAGGGCCAAGGCAGAAACAAGATTCCCTGAAGTGAGAAATTTTCTCGAGAAAGAAATTCAGCTCTACACTGATACCTGCCCGGGCTGCGGGCTCCGGATATATGAATCGTGCCGGATTCTGTATATCCGGGAGTATTGTAGATATGACTTCGTAACATATATATGTTCGAACTGTTTTACCGGGTTCAGAAAGATTGAGTTCAAAGACGAGGAGGAGGTCTGAAGCATGGAAAAAGAGCTGAAGGACCTGGCCAAAGCCGGGACAGGATATATTCAAGCCAAAACGGCAGAGGTATGGATGAGTATAGGGCTGACTGTAGTTTTATTGGCACTCATGGGGATACTGTATGGAACTCTGAGAGCTTTTCTAAAATAGACAAAACCAAAGGCTACCCCGTTCGCAACGGTGGGTAGAGAGCCGAGATGGTCGGTAGGCGCCGGGTGGGGGAGACGGCTTGGCGGCGGGGTGGCCTAATCGATACAAAGGGGGGAGAATAGTGCAAGAATCATTGGATACAAGATGCCCTAATTGTGGCGAAGAATACTACAAAGGATATCAAAAGGGTTGCGCAGACACTTTTGAAATATTGAGGAAAGAGCTAACACTTGCTCGTCTGCGCAGGCCCGTAATTATCAAGCTGGAGGAAGAATCTATAATTATCAAGCTGGAGGAAGAATCTATAGGCAAAAGGAGGCATGAATAATGCGTACAGCCGAGACTATTCTGGCCGATCTTGAGACCAGCACCCTAAAAACAAGGCTCCTGGAATATCCAGCACTAATACACCAAAAAAAAGAAGACCTACTTCGAGTACGTCAACAATTGACTGAAGCTCAGAATGCCAGAACCGAAGCAGAGGCTCTGCTTGTCTCCATGATTGCTGCCGAAATAAACCCGAATACCGGCAAACCAGCATACAGCAACGCCGAAGCACGGGCCGCAGAATTGGTCAACCGCAAAAAGCAGAATACAGAATACCAGCAGGCAGAAAAGGTTTGCCGTGATCTTGAAGCCCGGGTAAATTCCCTGCAGTTCGATCTGGAGAGGCTGCAGGACGAGTTCAGGGCGTATCGGTACGTAGTGGATCTCACCGCCCGGGAGCTGGCACTTATGGCTAGCGACAATTTAAACGGCGGTGGGAACGGCGAAGAAAGGCAGCCTTATTAAAAAATTCAAAAGGAGGAGAAAAATTATGTCAATTACTCAAGCTGATCTATTTTCCGGCCGGGAGCTGGCCGAGGTAGACGAAAAACAGCTCCAGGAACTGCTTCAAAGCGAAGTGCAGACAGCTCTTGAGAACATTGACCCCAGGCCACCACGAATAAAAATATCGCGGGAAAGCCAGGCGTTTCTGCTCCCTGATGGCACAACCCAGAAGGCGATTGAGGGTATCATCGTATTCCATCACAAGGCAAGAGGGTACTGGGAAATGGAAGGACAGCAGGTGCCTACATGCTCCAGCATGGACGGCAGAACAGGCACTGATGAAAACGGCAATACCAGGCCTTGTACCGGCTGCCCGCATAACGCCTGGGGCACCGGCAAGGACGGCCGGGGTAAAGCCTGCAAGGAAATGCGCTGGATATACGTTCTCCAGGAAGGAGAGATCATCCCCAGCCGTATCAGCCTACCACCTACTTCTCTAGGTCAATTCGATGCCTTTGTAACGGCGTTAGCGCAGAAGCGGAAAGCACCTATTCAAAAAAAGGTACGGCTCGGGCTGGAAACAGCAGAGAGACATGGCTATAAGTTCTCTGCTCTGGCACAGCCGGAAGTGATCGGCGATACGCCGTTCAATGAAATCCCGAGGCTTATCAAGCTCAGGGAAGCGGTTGTTCAGGCGGCCAAAAAAGAAGGCATCACCGCAGAAGATTATTATGAGGAAGACAAAGAACCGTTTTAGTTTTCCCCCACTCTTGGTCGGGCAGCTTCCCCCCGGCTCCCGACCGGGAGGTCTTTTTGGAAGAACTGAACCCCATTTGGAAAGGAGGTTTTGCGCTTGAACCCAATAAAAAAGCTCACCATAGAAAATTTCCAATCCCACACAAAAACTACGATCACACCGGCACCTGACGGCCAGCTGACCGTCATTACCGGCCCCAGCGATGCGGGTAAAACTGTAGTGCTCAGGGCACTGCGGTGGCTGTTCTTCAACGAGCCTCAGGGTAGTGATTTTATCCGTGTCGGTGCTTCATTTGCCCGGGTGACAGTAGAGCTGGAAAGCGGTCACACGGTAATCCGGGAGCGGACTAAAGCGACAAATCGTTACAAGATTATCTCTCCCGGCGATCCCGAACCGCATGTTTTCGAGGGTTTCGGCAGCTCCGTCCCCCTCGAAGTCCAGGAACTCACCGGCGTGCGGCCCGTAAAAATAGGCGACCTGGAACTGAACCTCAACCTGGCCGAACAGTTGGACGGACCGTTTTTAGGCCGTAGTATTTCTGCCGGGGCAAGAGCCAAGGTGCTAGGCAAGCTGGGCGGCACTGAGGAAATAGATTTTGCGGCAAAGCAGCTGGGGACGGATCTGTATAGACGCAATCAGGATGAGAAGCGGCTGACCGGGGAACTGGCGACACTGGAAGAAAAAATTCGAGAATTCGACTGGCTACCGGGAATGGCCGCGAAGATTGAGCAACTGGAGAAGCTGATAGAAAAAATAAAAACAGCGCAGGCAAAACAAAATAGGCTAGCGACCCTAAAAGAGCGGTTGGCTGAAGCGGACGTAAAGATTGCAGCGGCGCTGGCGGCACTGTGGCGCTGGCGGAATCTAGAGCAGGCGGAAAATTTTTTCGCCGGTATAATAGAGAGCCAGGATCGCAAGAAAACCTTTATTGAATTAGTTAACCGCTACTGGACTTATCAAAAAAGTATCTGGGCCTGCGAGAAGGTTATCGCAAAATATGCTGGGCTGTCAGATGCAGAAACGCTTTATTTTGACGCTGAAAAAACACTGGCAAGGATAAGTGTATTAAGACAGCTTAAAACGAGGCTTTATGGGGCAGAAAATGGCCTCAAAGATACCGAAAAAACGTTAGCCAGACTCCGAGGAGTGGATGAAGCCGGAAAAATTGCCAGAAAAGTTGCAGAATTTCTCGTTAGAAAAGATATTTTTACCAGGTTGCGGAACAACTATACCAGCATGATATTTAAAATTAGTCAGGAAGAAAAAGCACTGACAAAACTAGCCGGAATGAATGAGGCAGAAAAAACGTTGCAGGCCATCGGCGAAAAACGCAGCCGGTGGGAAAGGCTTATTATATTGCAAGATAAATTTGTAAGTCTTTGTGACTTAATTGAGGAAGCCAGGGCCAAAGCCGTCATGTGGGAAAACCGCGTGGCGGAGCTAGAAGATGCGTATAAAGACGAGCTGGCCAAGATGGGAATCTGCCCTCTCTGTGGTCAGCCAGTTAAAATTGAATGTTTAAAGGAGGTTATATAACCATGGATATAACTGCAAGATTGAATAATTTGAAATCGCAGATTGAAGCCGGCAAGGTCGAAAAGACCCGCGCCGAAACAAATCTGCAAAACTACACCAAGCAACGGGATGAAATAGTCCAGCAGATGCAGGAGCTGGGCGTTACACCTGAAACGATAGACGCTGAAATTGAACGACTGGATGCGGAGATCGAGGCGGATCTGAAAAAGGCGGAAGAATTACTAAAAATTTAAAATTTATTAGAGGGGGAAAGAGCATGACTAATTTACCAATGGTATTACCAACCTGCCCAAAAGAATCTGAGCATGGAGAAATGATCTTAAGGCCTTTGCAACACCAAACTTATGAGCAAAAATTTTGCGGTGTCTGGTATGATTGTCCACAATGTAATTGTAGCGTTCTTTTCCCCTCAAAAGAATTAACAGAGTTTTTAATAAACCTCGAAAGAAAGGAGGCCGTAACACAATGACCACCACAACAAGTCTCTCTCATATAGAATTTTCCCTCTCCGAAATGCGCTCGAAATACCAGCAGGCCGTAGGCCAGAAAGAAATGCTGGAACGCCAGAAAGCGGAAAAGCAAGAAGCCTTAACCCAAGCTAAAAGGGATATCGAAATCTGGAAGCAGGTGCAAGTTCTTTTCTCAAAAGTATCTGAATTCGCCAGAGCACAGCTGAAAGCCAGAATAGAGGAAACCGTCACCGCCGCACTCCAGGCCGTGTTCGAGCGTGACGATATTGCATTTGAAATCGAAATGCGGACGGTAAATAACCAGCCTGCGGCGGCGTGGAACGTAGTTAGCTACTACGGCACCGGTGATGATATCTCTACGGTGTCGGGCAGCCCTGAAGATGCCAGAGGCGGCGGGGTGAGTGATATCGTGAGTTTGGCCCTGCGTTTGGCGCTGCTGGAACTGGCCAGGCCAAAGCCTGCCGGACCGGTGCTGCTCGATGAAGTTGGGAAACACGTATCAAAGGAATTTGCCCCGAACGTTGCTCAGTTTCTTAAGCAATACGCTCAGAAAACGGGCCGGCAGATTATCCTTATTACTCACCAGGGTGATCTGGCCGAGGTTGCTGATGTGAGCTACAGGGTGAGTCAGGAAAATGGAACAAGTGAGGTGACGAAGCTATGAAATACCTCATAATCGGCGACGTTCACTTCAGGGGCATTAACCCCCGGGCGCGTTTAGATAATTTTATGGAAGCTATCTCTCGGAAATTGCATGAAGTTTTTGCCCTGGCCGCACAGCACAAAGTATCAGCAATTATTTGTCCCGGCGATCTCCTGGATAGCCCGGCAACTGGCTGGAGTACGGTGGCGGAGCTGGCGGAAATCCTACAGAGCGCATCGTGCCCGTTTCTCACGATTAATGGAAATCACGATATTTACGCTGGAAATCCAGGGAGCAAGCACAGGACACCGTTCGGGTTTCTGGCAAGGCTAGGAATAATTCAGGATCTGAGCGACAAACCGTACGAAAAAAGCAATGTTTTAATTACCGGTCACGGCTTTAATATAGAAACAGATACAGAGTTAGGCCAACACCAGTTTATTCCATCCCGTAGAAAAGAAGACTGTTTCTCTATCCACGTAGTCCACTCTATGCTTATGGATCACTCTCCAGGTTTCGAGATGCGGCATACTCTTATCTCCCAAGTTGAAACTACAGCCCAGGTTATCATATCCGGCCATGAGCATATCGGCTTTGGCATCAAACGCCGTGAAGACGGAGTACTATTCATCAACCCCGGCGCGCTGTGCCGGCTGAGCGCACACCATGCAGAGATTGAGCGGACCGTTCAGGTGGCACTGCTGACGGTGCACGAAGGAAAAGAAGTTGAAGTTGAACTTATCCCTCTCAAATCAGCAGCTCCCGGCCATGAGGTCCTTTCCCGGGCACATCTGGAGGCCGAAGCAGAAAGAAGCGAGAGGCTGGAGCGGTTTCTGGCACTCCTGGCCAGCGAAGGGGAAAGCAAGTTTCTTGAGGTCCGGGAAATCGTGGAGGATATCGCTGCCAGAGAGCAGCTGCCGGATGAAGTGAAAGCGGAGGCCTTGAAGCGGATCGGCAAGGCACGAGAAACACTGGGGGTATAGTGATGAGCATTGCCACCAAGAGAAAAAAGAAAATTGAAAAGCAAACCAAGCCGCAAATCTCCCTCCAGGGTATCGTTACCAAACGTATATTCTACAACCCCAAAAACGGCTACTGCGTGCTGGCCGTTTCTGTCCCCGGCGAAGAAGATATCAAGGTTACTGGTTGTATGCCCTCCGTCAGAGAAGGCGACGAATATAGATTCACCGGTTCCTGGGTGAACCATAAAACTTACGGCAGGCAGTTCAAGTTTCAATCTGCCGAGCTCATTCTTCCTTCCGGAAAGGCCGGCGTTGCGCGCTACCTCTCCAACATCACGTACGGTGTCGGTATCAGAAAAGCCGAAAAAATCGTCGAAGCCCTGGGAGAAGATGCCCTGGAGAAAATTAAACTTAACCCTTCTGTTCTGGAACATCCTGATTTATCTTTCTTGAACGATGAACAAAAATTTGATATTGCTCAGGACCTCTCCAAAAACTCCGTTCAGGCCGAGCTTGCCGGGATGCTCTGCCGCCCCGGGTCCGGCATCGGCATGGGTACCGTGGCAAAGATTATGCAAAAATACGGCCAGGACGCGGTGCGCGTCGTAAAGGAGAATCCTTATGTTTTGGCCGACGACCTCTTCGGCATCGGTTTCACCAAGGCCGACGCTATAGCGCAGGCCGTAGGTATTGCGCCGAACAGTCCGTTTCGGGTAGAGGCGGCCATAAATTACCTGCTCCGAGAATCAGGAAACGAAGGCCATGTTTACCTGAAACCCTCCGACATCGTTTCCCGGTTAATCGGTCGTAAGGGGCTGCTGGAGGCCTCCGGCGTGGAAGTGCCGGACATCGCCAAAGCAAACCAAAAGATAATTGACGAAGGCCGCTGCATCCGCGAAGGTGATTGCATTTACGCCGCAGAGCTGTATCATGCCGAAAAAACCGTGGCGGCGGTAGTGCGGAGGCTGGCGGAACAGGAGAAGAAGGAAACTGCCGGGTTGGAGAAAACAATTGCGCTGCTGGAGCAAAAATACAGCATCGAATATGCTCCGGAACAGAAAAAGGCTATCGCTGCGGCTTTGGAATACGATATTTCCGTGATTACTGGCGGTCCGGGTACTGGCAAGAGTGAAATCACCAGAACTATTGTTGAAGCTTACCATATACAAAATCCTCAGAACAAAATTTATCTTTGCGCTCCCACGGGCCGTGCAGCCAAGCGGCTGGGTGAGGCCACGGGCCGGGAAGGCAAAACGATCCACCGGTTGTTGCATTACCATCCGGAGGTCGGCGGTTTTGAATACGGTCGTGATAATCCACTCCCCGGTCCTGGGCTGCTCATTGTTGATGAAGTCAGCATGATGGATATTGAGCTGGCTGCTGCGCTGTTTTCTGCGGCAAAAGAGCTGCAAATAGTTTTGATAGGTGATGTTGACCAGCTGCCCTCCGTGGGCCCCGGTTCTGTACTTCGGGATATCATTGTCAGCGGCCGCGTGCCTACCACACGGCTCAAATTCAACTACCGCCAGGCCGGTGGCAGTAAAATTGCGGAATACGCAAATCTGGTTTGCCGCGGGGAGATGCCGCCTTTACAAAACGACGGGGATTTTGAATATGTACCGGTGGAAAATGCTGATCAGGCTGCAGAAAAAGTGTTTAAGCTGGTAGCCGGTGTGATGTCCGACGGCTACGGCCCGCTGGACTGGGCGGTGCTGGCACCGATGCGGCGCGGAAGCGCAGGAGTGAATACTCTAAATGAGCAGCTCCGGGAGCTGGTGAACCCGGCGGCGGAAAACAGACCGGAAATGGGAGGATACCGTCTCGGAGACAAGGTAATGGTAATCAAGAATCACTACGGTCTGGGGGTCTTCAACGGCGACCTGGGTATCGTCAGTGAAGTGAAGAAAAACCGCATGACCGTGGATTTCGGCGACTTTTCCGTTGACTTTGCCCCGGAGGACCTGGAAATCCTGACGCTGGCCTACGCTTCAACTATTCACAAGAGCCAGGGGAGCGAGTTTCCGATTGTCATCATGCCTCTAGTCCAGCAGCATTATGTGATGCTGCAGCGTAATCTGCTCTATACCGGCATGACCAGGGCGAAGCGCCGCCTGGTGCTGGTGGCCGAGGAGCGGAGTATCAGGCAGGCCGTACAGAATAATGTCATAAAGGAACGATTCTCGCTGCTGGCAGAACGGATCCGCAAAGGCACAGAAAACAACAAAACCAGCATAGCCCGGGCGCTTTAGATATGCCCCGGGCTGGCTGCCTAGTTTTGGTCGTTCGTACGGTGTTCGAACAAAGCAAAAATTGAGTCATGTATAAAATACAGATACGCCGATTATAACTGACTTTGCGCTTGTCCGGAATGTTCGAACGGACGGAAAGACATAAAAGAGGTGAGCATATGAAAGGCAAGAACCCGACCCGCAGACAGAAAGAAATACTTGCAAAGCGGCGGCTCAATCCCGACAACTGGCTTGTCTGCAAAAACCTGATGCATCAGGGTGAGCTGCACATTATACACAAACATTCAAACAGGGAGAGAATAATCAGATTAAACTAAGTTGTAATGTAAGTGTGCTAAACTGGCTAAATCACGGGGGGTTGTATATGAGCAGTTTCAAAAACGTCACGCGTCAGAATCCCTGCCCAATATGCGGTAAACCGGACTGGTGCAGTATCAGTACCGATGGTGTGTGGGCTGTCTGCCGGCGCATCGATACAGGAGAAGGACTGCACCGAATAGACAAGAGCGGCGGAGATTACTGGCTGTACCGTATGGATGGAAAAGCTTTCGACAAATCAAATGAAGATGAATACAGCATACAGGAGATACCGGAAGATTCAAAGCCGGTATGCGCCGACCCTGATACTTTAGATAAGGTTTACCGTGCACTTCTTCAGGAGCTGGGGCTTTCAGCTGCGCATAAAGAAGAACTGCGCAGGCGGGGCCTGAACGACAATGAAATTATCCGGCGAGAATACAGAACCCTTACCGGGTCCGGCCGCTCTAAGCTGGCCAAATATCTGGTCGAAAAATTTGGGCCCAATACTTGCAAAAAGGTCCCCGGACTCTTCATAAAGCAGGGAGGCAGAAGTCCATACTGGACACTGGCCGGCGCGCCGGGAATAGTAATCCCCCTTCGTGATCTTGAGGGCAGAATTGTTGCCCTCAAAGTCCGGGCAGATAAGCCCGGTAATGGCCCTAAATACTCATATATAACAAGCTCGGGACGAACGGGAGCAGTGCAGGATGGTCCGAGCCCGATGCCGATTGTGCACCTGCCAGTTCATAAGAACAGCTCCCGGGCGGTCAGAGTCAGGCTGACTGAAGGAGAGCTCAAAGCCGACATTGCAACAGCGATATCCGGTGACCTGACGATCTCCATTCCGGGGGTTTCGATATGGCGGCCGGCAGTGCCGGTCCTCAAGAAGCTGGCCCCGGAAAAAGTGATACTTTCTTTTGATGCGGACGCACGGAAAAACTACAATGTAGCCCGTGCGCTCCAGAATACGGCAATAGCTCTGCAGACGGAAGGCTTTGCCGTAGAACTTGAAACCTGGCCGGAAGAATGGGGTAAGGGCATAGATGATGTCCTGGCCAGCGGCTACACCCCGAATATCATTTCCGGCAGAGAGCAGGTTTCAGCCCAAGTCAACAAGATTGCTGCCGGTGCACTTGCAGAGCAGCAGAAAAAACAGGCCGAAATAGCTGCAAAACAAAAAAATAACGATGAACGCATTCCGATCAATGCGGGCATCCAGGACCTTGGCTTCCTGATGAAAAAATCCTGGGAGGCCCTGGACAAATACCGCCAGCAGAAGGAACCGCTTGTGTTCGTGCGTTCCGGAGCGCTGACCCGCGTCAAAATCGACAAAAAAGACGGTCCCATCCTGGACATCATGAGCGAAGCGGCGCTGAAAAACACCCTTGATAAGGTGGCCTACTGGTACCGCATGGACAAAAACGGCCAGGAAAAATCAGCCTTTCCCGTGACGGAATGTGTCAAGGGTATGCTGGCAGAAGCTGCCCCGCCCGTGCCGAGGCTTCTGCGCATTGTCCAGGCGCCGGTTTTCGGCAGAGACGGGACGCTGATCACTTCGCCCGGATATCACGAAAAGGCGAAAACCTGGTATCACAAGACGTGCGATATTCCGGAAGTGCCGGAAAAGCCGACTAAAGACGACCTTGTCGAGGCGTACAGGCTGCTGTTCTATGAGCTCCTGGTGGACTTCCCTTTCGATGATGAGAGCAGTATGGCATATGCCCTGGCCGCTATGCTTCAGCCCTTCGTGCGGGCCATGATCGACGGACCGACACCACTGCACGTCATCGACGCCAAAAGCGGCAGCGGAACGGGGAAGAGCCTGCTGGCCGATATGATCGCCATGCCGGCATTAGGCAAGCCTATCCCGGCTATGGCAGAGGGACGCGACGGAGACGAGTGGAGAAAGCGGATTACGGCGAAACTAGCCACAGGCAGCCAGTTTGTATTAATCGACAATGTCAACCGCAAACTGGATTCCGGGGAGCTGGCCGCGGCGATTACATCCAGCGTTTGGGAAGACCGGTTGCTGGGATCTACGAGGATGATTCAGCTGCCGGTAGAGTGCTGCTGGCTGGCTACGGGGAACGCTGTCAGGACCTCCAGGGAGATGGCCAGAAGGATTGTGAAAATCAAGCTGGACGCTAAAAGGGACGATCCCTGGATGAGGTCCGGTTTCAAGCATCCCAATATCAGAGAATGGGCCGCAAAAAACAGGGGGTGGCTGATCTGGGCATGCCTGGTGCTGATACAGGCCTGGATTGCGGAAGGGAAGCCCATGGGGAAGCAGACCCTGGGGATGTTCGAATCATGGGCAAAGGTTATGGGCGGCATTTTGGACATTATCGAGATGCCCGGTTTCCTGGAGAATCTTCAGGAGATATATGCTGAGGCCGATGAAGAGACATTTATGTGGCGCGAGTTTATCGCCGCATGGTGGGACCAGTATCATACTCAGGCGGTCGGGGTTACGGAATTGTATGATCTGGCGGTCAGAAAGGATTTGTTGATGCCCGTGCTGGGCGATAAGGGCGAGCGGTCGCAGAAAATCAGGCTGGGTAAGGCATTGAACAAGGTAAACGGCAGATATTTCGGCAAATTCAGGGTTGTAGAAACGGTAGGTGATGCCAGGAATAGAACCAAAGCATATATGCTTGAGTGTGATGAACATCCGTTCTAAATAGATTTAAACAGAACATTTGTTCTAAAAAAATCAGCTGCGGATGATGTTGAAATTTTGCCTTTTAGAAGTATTATGTAAACTTCGGGGCACATCGAAGTTTACACCCCCATTACAGCAAAAAAAATTCGGAGCAAGACCGAACTTTTTTCTGATTTTTTATAAGAAATGTTCGGAACATCCCGAACTTTACGCAGAATTGGGGAAATATGTAAAAAAATCTGTATATACGAGTGCGGAAGTTGCGGATGTTTTCCGTTATCAGTTTCCCCCACTTTAGGGGTAATTTTAGGGGCGTTTTTGGGTTGAGCCCCCACTTTTGAGCATTAAAAAAACATCCGCAAAAACATCCGCAAAAACGTGTAACCCTTGCGGCATGTAGATTAGAAGGCAATTGTCAACCTTTTTTTCTGCGGAAGTGACATAAAACATCCGCAGGGTTCAAAGCCTTGCAGAGCAATGGTTACAGAAAGTGGTGCGGAAGTTGCGGAAGTTTTCCCGTACCCCGGCTAGTTTGGGAAAATATTATGTAAACTATATAATTTTAATTCTATATATATAAGAATCGGAAAAAACATCCGCAATTTCCGCAGCGATCCCGGGAGTGCCGATAAATACTGGGCTTGAGGGGTGCGGAAGTTTTCTGTCACTTCCGCAGAAAAAAAGGTTGACAATTCCCCTTTAAGCCTTGTATGGCAAGGGTTTGAGGCACTTGCGGAAGTTTATTTTAAACTTCCGCAAACATCCGCAAAGTGGAAAGAAAACTTTCCATGTCGTGGACATTCGGTGTAAATGTTCACCGGATGCGGAAACAAAGTGGGTGCTGGAGGTACTAACAAAGGAGGCGCAAATACAAAAATGAAGAAAGGGCGAATACATCTTCCTGCCGAGAAAGAAGAGAGGCGTATGACTCTGTACAAGCAGGGCCTGAGCGATACGGAAATTGCAGAAAGATTAGGGCTGACAAGAATGGCGATATGTAGATGGCGCAAGAGAAGGGGCTTGCCGCCAAATGTGTTAGTAGATAAGCCGAAGAAAAAAGAGATTTGGTCGAGTGTCAGGATGGAAAAAGCACTCCCTCCTGAAAAATGCACCATCATGAAAAAATTTCTGCATGACCTGGCGGAATACGCAAAAATGCTTCCAGCCGGAGTCAAGCCCGATGTTTCGGCATTCATCCGGGAATGGAGGCAACTGTTTTCGTATTCTTGTTCCGAACCTGGCCGAACGGTCAAAAAAAGGAAAGGAGGGAACTTTCAGTGATATGGGATCAGGTTTTCTGGCGCGCCCATAATTTTCAACATGCAGACCCTGAATTCAGGGAAACAGCAGTTGTTGACCTACTGGCGAAAAGGAAGAAACTTGACGCAATTCTAAAACAAATCAAGGAGGTGCAAGGCGAGTATGGTGAAGAAAACCTGCCCCAAATGTGGCAAAAACTCATACAGTGCAGCTGAAGAGGGGACGTGGGTATGCCCATACTGCGGGAAGGATATAACAAAGGTCCCAAAGAAAGCGGCAAACACATCCACAAAATCTAGGAAGCTAGGTGCAGGCAATTGGATAGACCAGATGTGTCCGTAGCTCAGGGGAAAAAGAAAGGAGCTGAACAATATGACACCTATTGGAAATTCCAGAAAGGAGCTGAACAATATGACACCTAATAAAGCAGATAACATGATTAATGAATATCTTGAGAAATGCTATACCGAGCCGGAAACGGAAATATACAGCTTTATCAGCAACAAATATGAAGATTTGGTTTGCACATATGGTTACCAGCTTATAAGTAATGTTATGGGAGCATGCTCTATACAAATGTTGTCTACTGATGAAGAAGAATATAAAAAAGCGATTGCAAAGTTGACCAAGGATCAGATATTTGAGATAGCAGCTACTGTTTCGTTTTTGGCCGGAATGGCATTTGCGGAAATGTCGAAAGACCGGAGGTGAGCGGGGTGTGAAGCACGCAAACCTGAAACGACCGGCAGTGAAGGTCCGCTTTCTTCCGCATGCCCTGGACAGGCTGCGTGAGCGCCTGCCCGGGGTGCGGAGGGAATGGTTGCGAGGCAGACTTCGCCAGCGCATAGCGACGGAATTGCGAAAAGGCGTGCGTGTCGTGTACGGTGCAGTCAGGATTGAAGTTGAGCCCGGCGTCTGGGCGGTATGTGTGCCGGATGCGGCGGGGTGGCTCGTTGTGACGGTGTATGAAGGAGGTGGCGAAACGTGAGCAGTGTTAGCATATTCTTCTTCGGCTTTGCATTGGGATTTTTCTTGGCGGTTATTTTGCTCGATATCATATCGAGGTGCCTTGTCTCTAACTCGGAAATCGAGATGTGGAAGGAGCACCTGAAACGGGCGAGGGAAGAAGCAGAGGAGGAGGAGAGAAAATGAGTAGTAAAATAGATAAAATTTTACAGCGGTTGAAAATATCTGGAGAAACGCTCAAACTTGGTAAAGATGGGCAAATATACCTGAGATATGATAAAGAAAAAGGTGTTTGGCGGTACAGTAGTTCTTATACTAGAGAGAAATATGGTATTGGTATAGGCGAATATCTTTTGAGTGATAGAGACGCAGAAAAAACATTGAAAAAATTTGAAATATACAATCCTGTGAAGCAGCTCAAAATAGAGGAAATTTAATCATGAATTTTTTATATCTAAGAGGAGGTGGGTACGTGAAAAGAATTAGAAGTTATCTTGAACTTTGTCTTGATATTGAATTAATAAAAGCGGAAATAAGAATTCTAAAGAGACAAAAGAGAGAATTAGAAGCGCAGATTAACAAACTGAGTAACGGCCCTGATTATTATCGTTCTATTCAGTAT